AAGTACTTTGAAAGACTACCTATCCAAACTAAAATGGAAGGTGATTTTTCAACTGGTAACGTTAGATACAAAGCTAGAGAAAGATACTCGTTTGGAGTATCAGACCCTAGAGGTATCTTTGGTTGCGAGGGTGCATAATATCAAATAAAATTAGGGGCCGCCTCAAAACGGCCCCTTTTTACTTTATAAGAGGTGAGAATATGAAGAAACTACGAGTCAAGATTTACGCTTACAAATATCACGCAGATTTTATTATAGAATCAGAAGATTCCCTAACAGCAGTTGAAAATGCTATCATTGACAAACTTGGACAAAATGATATAAAATGGGAGTATCTTGGAGAAATGAACGATCCCAAGGTAAAAAGAATAACCTATGAGGAGGTTATAAATGATGCAACAACATCTAACAGAACTATATACGAAGAAAAAAGTTCTGGATCTAGAATGGGAGCAGGAGCATCTTAATGAGGGTAGATATACTCTCAATATGGTTAAAATTGACCGAAAGGTTAGAGAAGTAATTAGCCATATAAAATTAGCAGAAGCTAAAAAAGAGCATATGCTAAATAAGGTGGAAGACTCTGCACCCCAAGTTTCTGTAGCTACTTAATAAAAAGCTACATCGTTGGAAAAAATCCACTCCACATTACAGGCTCTCTTGCACTCTATTAAAATCTAGTATATAAATTAATCACTATACAATTAACAATAGAACATAGACGCGTATAGTCGACGGCCTAGAGACTATGTTCACAAACTAGGAGAATATAATTATGGCAAATACTACATTTTCGGGACCAATTAAAGCTGGACCGATTTCACACACAACTGGTACAACAGTTGGAACAAACGTAAAAAATACGGGTCATGTTGTAATGTCTCAATCTGCAAAGATTGTGTACACAAACGTAACTGATTTATCAACTAACATTGTTTTACCTGCAAAATCACACATCATAGCTATCGACGTTAACGTTGAAGTAGCGTTTAATGGTGGTGGTGCTGACACTTTAGATGTTGGTATCGTAGGTAACTCAGACTTATATGTTGACGGTGCAAACGTTGCAGCAATAGGTCCTGTAGCATTAGGAACAACTGGTCTTTGTACAAATTGGAGAAACGTTGGAACATCTGACGTTAGAGTTGCAATGAAATACATTGACGCTAATGGTGACAGTTCTGCTGGAAGAGCAAGAGTAACAATTACTTACACTCAAGCTAACGATCACAGCGTATAATAAATAATTTGGTGCTCCTTCGGGAGCACCTTTAATAAGGAGAAAAAATTATGGCAGGCGGAGGATCATTTTCAAGTGACCAAACAACCTTACACATGAGTACGATTGGTTCTAATACTTTATCAAGAGCTGGTAGAGCTAGAATTACTTCTATTCAAGGAAAAGGAATAGCAAGTTCTGTTCTTAAGTTTCACGATTGCGCTACTGCAGGTGCTGCAGCTTCTGGTAATTTAGTAGCTACATATCATTATGGAACTGAAGGCCTAGAAGTATACGTTCCTGGTTCAGGAATTCTTTTTAAAGAAGGAATAGTATTTCATTTAACTGGAACAAGTGGAAGCGTTACTGTAACAATAACAGGAGCGTAACATGGCTAACACTACTTCCGGAACTACTACGTTTGGGAAAAATTTTGCAATAGATGATATTGTAGAAGAAGCTTACGAACGTATTGGTATAAGAGGAGTTTCAGGATATCAGTTAAAAACTGCACGAAGATCTTTAAACATTCTTTTTCAAGAATGGGCAAATAGAGGAGTACACCTATGGGAAATAGCAGATGGATACTTGACTCTTGTTGCTGGAACTAATGAATACATTGGTTTTAGATCTAGTGGTGATGGCACATCGACATTATTAGATAGTGCCGGTGCAGCTTTGTATAGCGTAGATGATGTTTTTGAAGCTTCTTACAGAAGCAGTGCAGGTACAACGAGTCAATCAGATAGTCCATTAACAAAAATTTCTAGATCAACATATTCTTCTTTATCAAATAAATTAGCACAAGGACAACCATCACAATATTGGGTCCAAAGATTTATAGATAAAGTTACTATTACTTTATACACAACACCAAGTTCTAGTCAGGCTGGTAGTAGAGTACAATTTTATTACATGAAAAGAATTGATGATGCAGGTGATTATACTAATGCAACAGATGTTCCTTACTATTACATTCCTTGTATGTGTGCAGGTTTAGCTTATTATTTAAGTTTAAAATATGCACCAGACAGAACACAAAATTTAAAACTTCTATACGAAGATGAACTATTAAGAGCGGAGGCAGCGGATGGGTCAAGCAACAGTACATTTGTTACACCTAAGACCTACTATCCGAGCGTTTAATTATGGCAAGATATGCACAAGGAAAATACGCACTAGCAATATCTGACATTAGTGGCCAAGCATTTCCATGGAATGAAATGGTTACACAATGGAATGGTTTATTTGTACACTATTCTGAATTTGAATCTAAACAACCACAACTAGATCCTAAACCAAGTCAAGCGGATCCAACAGCTTTACCTAAAACAAGACCACAACAACCACCACCTGATACATTAAGATTTTTAGATTTTAATCCTTTAAGAACTTTTGCTGCAGGTTCACCAATTATAAATGTATCTTCTATAAATCACGGAAGAAATTATGGAGACACTGTAAGATTTAGAGGAGCGCCAACAACTAGTTCCGCTGCTTCTACTGATCCACAATTTAGTAATATTGCAAACATTGATGGAATCACTGGAGCAACTATTTGTCAAGCTGCTGGTTATACAATTAATCCTGGTTTGTATACAAGTTATACAACAACATTAAATGGAGCTATCGATGCAACTACAACAGATGTTATTTTATCAGCTGTAACCGGATTTAATGGAGTTACAACATCACCTTTTGAACCGACAATTGCAAATCCAAGTGGCACTCCAACATATGGTGCATTAGTTGGAACAGAGATTATTAGTTATACAGGTGTGGGTCCAGCAGATAATATTCAACAAACTTTTTCTGTTAAAGTTGTAAACACTGCAAGTGGTAATAAATATTATATAGACAATGTACAACAAGATACTTTAAATTTTATTAAAACTGGCACATATACTTTTAGTCAAACTGATTCTACTAATGAAACTCACCCTTTAAGATTTTATACAGCTGCAGATAAATCTGGTGGAGAGTATACAACTGGAGTTACAACATTTGGTACTCCTGGAGTTACTGAAGGTGCATACACAAGAATCGTTGTAGATAGTTCAGCTCCTGCAACATTATATTATCAATGTTCAAGTCATGCTGAAATGGGTGGTCAAATTAATGTAACAGAAGTTACCGACAACCAATTAACAGGTGTTACAAGAGGAGCATTTGGGTCTACAGCTGCTGCTCACAATTCAGGTGTTGCAGTAAGACTATTATTAACACCAGCAAACAATTATTATTTTACAGCAGGCAGTAATGCAACTACTGGACAAATCAATGGAGGAGGGTATAATGTATCTTCAGGTCCGGTAACATTAAAAACAATAGGACCACAGGCATAATATGGCATACACTTTAACAAACTTACAAGATGATATAAAATCATACACAGAAGTAGACAGCACTGTTTTTACTGAAGCTGTTTTAAACAGATTTATTCAAAATGCCGAAGAAAGAATTTTTAGATCTTTTGATGCAGATATGGAAAGACACTATGCTACATCAACTACAATTATTGGAAATAGATACGTAACAATTCCATCAGATTTAAGAGTTATCAGATATGTGCAACTTAAAGATTCTTCTGGCAATCAAGTTTATTTAGAGCAAAGAGACCCTAGTTACATAGCTACGTATTATGATACACCTGGGACTGCATCTAGCACACTTCCTAAATACTATGCTAATTGGGACGAGAATTATTGGGTTATTGCCCCGACACCTAATGCAGCTTACGAAATTACTTTAGCCTACAATAAGAATCCAGTTAGCTTAACTGACGCTACGAAAAGCACAACAGGCACTTATTTGTCGAATAAATATCAAGACTTAATTTTATATGCTTCCTTAGTAAATGCATATGCATACTTGAAAGGACCTCAAGATATGTTACAATACTACGGAGCAGCTTATAAAGAAGCTTTAGAAACGTATGCTACTGAGCAAATTGGTCGTAGACGCAGAAACGAATATCAAGATGGTGTTATTCGTCTTCCTATTAAATCGGAATCACCATCAAGTTATTAAAGGAGATAAAAAAATATGGCAAACGTAATACCATTCGCATTTAGAGGAGAACTCTTTTCGGGAACTCATAATTTTTCGTCTGGCGGTAACGCATTTAAAATAGCTTTGTATACTTCTAATCCGTATACAACTTCAAGCACAGCATACGATACAACTAACGAAGTTAGTGCTTCGGGTGGAAGTAATTATACAGCAGGTGGAGAATCTTTAGGTTCTCAAGCTGTTGCAGCTTCAACAGCAGTTGCTTCAGTAGATTTCGCAGATGCCACTTGGTCATCAGCAACTTTTACTGCAGCCTTTGCAGCTATTTATAATGATACCAACAGTGATAAGTTATGTGTCGTGTTAGATTTTGGAGGAAATAAAACTGCTACTAATGGCACGTTTAAAATTACTTTCCCAGATCCAGCAACACCAGCTAATGCAATTATAAGTATGGCTTAAGGAGAAAATTTATGGCTTTAGTAATAAATGACAGAGTAAAAGTTACAAGCACAACTACTGGTACAGGTGCAATGGCACTTGGTTCAGCAGTAACTGGTTTTGAAACTTTTGCAGCAGGAATAGGAAATAATAATACAACTTACTATTGTATTTTTAATCAAGGAACTACAGAATTTGAAGTTGGACTTGGTACATTAGATGGATCAAGTGCAAACTTAACTAGAACTACAGTTATCTCCAGTTCTAATTCAGATTCAGCAGTTAGTTTTACTAGTGGTACAAAAGATGTATTT